ACTTTGGGTGAAACTATATATCTCTTTTTCAGTAGGGGATACTTTATATTCAATTTTCATAATTCCATTAAGTTATTTTTCACAACAGTTTGATGCATCCAATGATTATCTGTTTGAACATGATTCTTACGAACCCATTTAGCGACGTTATCCTTAAAGTCGTCATAATGAAATTCATTAGCATTGCGGATTACATAACCCTCAATCTTACTTGTATCAATGTAAGAACATGCACGTATAGCTGAACTATCAAACTTCATACATTGAAGTAAGACCTTAACAGGTTCAAGTCTCAAGTATATACACCACTCAACCGTGTCATCCCAAGACAGGCATACATTATTTTCATCCCATATTGAGAATACATTGAAGTAAGAGGTTAGGTTATCATAACCGATAGAATGTTTTGCATATAGGTTCTCCCCACAGATACGATAACCTTCTGGAATTTCATGTTTAATCTGACCATGTAGTTGTTTAACCCACGACCTAGATACATGATCTCTACTATCTAATGATCTAGCATGAATGTAGTCATTATACATGGTGGTGTTCTCCCCATCCATCTTCTCAGTAACTATAACTCGCTTACCCTCAAAACACTCAACATTCTTAAGCATCTTATCATCGGAAGTTACTCCTAACGACCAAGGTAGGTGCTTCGTTCGTTTATACTTAATTTTCACGGTATTGGATTTTGAGATCTATAATCTTCAATTAGTTTAGCGTAGTTCTTAATGAGTTTACGACAATCTGTAATGTCTGGATGTTTATGGGAAAACTTATACATTAGGTAATACCTATCATCTACCATTTGAATACGATACCGTCTACCGAAACTACCAGTATAGGTATCAAACATTGTAACCTTGGATATGGTTACTGAATCCCACTGTTTTAGAATCTTAATAGTAAGGTTCCACACATGCGTACTTCTATTCTGCCTAATGAATTGTCTACGTTGACACCTAGTTAGAATTCCATCTAACATATCAACTTCAATAGGGGCATCAATTAAGTTGATAGCCCTGTCAAACTCATTAATAACATCCTCTCTTGTAAAGAATCCCCACCATCGGAAGAATGTATTACCTTTAAAGTTTACTGCGAACTTACTCATACCTAAAGTATACTCGGGTTTTAATTATATGATTTCTATGTGGGAAGCTTAGGACTTGTACCTAAACTTTCTCGTTTTCACAACGACCTGTGCTACTTACACCAACCTCCCAATCTCTTAAAGAGATTTAATGTTAGAATTATTCAAGACTCTTGTAAAGTCTCGCGTATCTACATTCACCCATTCCGCTCGGTGTTGATTCTTACGATCAAGAACCATAGTCTCTCCACCAAGGACATGGAAAGTTCCATCTGAATGTCGAACCATCTTAACATTAAAGACTTTAGGATTCTTCATCTGATCTTTATTTTCCAGCCACTGTTTATTTTTTCTATTCATTTTCATATATTTTATTTTTTATTTTTCATGGTATCCTGCACCATGCTCTAAGAAGTCGTCCACTTCCAATTCATTGATCATATCATCGCACTCCTCTTTAAGTCTATCTAAAGTGTTAAAATGTTCACATAGCTCTTGAGCGGAAGCGTTCGCACCATCAAAGTTATTAATCTTATCGCTTAGATTTGCAATCTCTTGATTAAGTTTAGATTTTCTTATTTCATATTCTTCATCTGTCATAAAAATTTAACTAGTCCTATTATGATCTAGTATTTTGATAGTCTTGGTTGACATGATATCAGATATTTCTTCAAAGCTCCACACATCTTTCTTATAGTCCCAACCACAGTCAAGACCTTTTTGTGATTCTGCTTCAGGTCTACGTCCAACGTCTTGTAAGTGGCTATGACCAGATAACATCCATGATGCTCTTGAATCCTTATGCCAAATCCTAAGAGGGAAGTGATTCATGACTACAATCTGTTTCCCAATTCGGATTTCTTGATGATTTCCGAGAAAGGTTACATTACCCATTGTAATAGGGTAAACCTCTAAGTCAAGTTCATATTGTGATTTAACCTCTTCTTTGTAGATTCGAAACATGTTAGATTCACGATTCCCCCAAATGTAGTTAACATTCTTACACTTGATACGACTAAGCCATTCCTTACATTGAGTGTCAGAAGCATTTAGGAAATTATCCCCAAGATTCCAAAGAATATCATCTTCTCCAACCGTCTTGTTAATAGTATCAATCTGATGTTCTGCACATTCCAAATGACTATCATATCCTCTAGATTTCCATATAGGAAGATCCCATGATGGGTTATGAAATGTATGGGAATCACTTATCCAGTAATGTTTATTCCTTGTATCCCAAGGGAATTTTAAAATCTTATTCATCTTCCTTTTCTTTTTTTAAATATTCCATTATCTCTTCAGATGATGTAAGTCTACCAGACTCCACCCCTTTGTCAAGGATCAAAAGCACAGGGGTTGTCCTGATATTATGCTTTTTGAAATTCTTTGGATGATCTTTTTCATTCTTCCATTCCATTTCAATATCCTCCTGTTCAAGCTTGCGCTTAAGCATGAAACCAAGACCCTCCCAAGGATTGAGAAATAGTATAGTAGTCACGCTAACAATTCTCCAACCATCTTTGAGATTTTCTTATTATCAGCCTTACCTTCAACCTGTGAAACAACACGTTGAATAACCTTACCCATATCTCTCTTAGATCGGGCAGCTAGATGGCAGATAGCATCCAATACGATAGTTCTCAATTCATCTTCCGTAAGGTCTACAGGTAAGTAGGTCTTAAGGACTTCAATTTCACTGTTCTCTGTAAGAATGAGATCATCCCTTAGAGAACTAACGAACATCTTAATCGCATCTTCTCTCTTAGAGATCTCCTTACGGATAATTCCAATGACTTCCAATTCCGATACAACCTCGTTAACATTACCCTTTAAGAGTGCTGCATTTTGCATCGATGATTTAATCTGACGAAGGACATTAAGTTTCGTAGTGTCCTTGTCTCGCATTGCTTGTTTTAAGTCTTCTTGTAAATTCATAATTCTCCAGCTTCTTTTAATAACTTTCTAGCTTGTGCTAACTTCTTCTCTTTCAACGCCTTACACGCATCAACATCCTTAATTTTCCATGCTTTAAACTTCTCCTCATATGTGGCAAGTCTTGCATCATATGATGCAATGTGTTTATTATACCTACTCAATTGAGTAGTGTAACTCATATTCTCAACCAGTTCCAACTCTGCTGGAAATGTTATCGACATTAATAAAGTTGAACCATCATCATCTACTTCAAATTTCAGTTTATCAAGATTATCTGTGATATATTGAATTGCTACATCTTTCTTAGGGATGTTGATGTTATTTTCTATAAACTTCAAGAAATCTTCTCGGAAGATGAAAACATCACCATAGATATCCATCGTAAATCCCCAATCCACATACTTAGATGGGAATTTAGGTTTGGAGGGTTTAGAGGGTTTACCGGATGCGCTCATTCTCTTACAGGGTTACTGTTCTACTTACAGAGACATTTTGATCACCCACTGGAAGTTTACCAACACTACTCAAGAAGTCGTTGATCTCTTGACATGTATAACTAGTCCCCTTCATTCTGGATTGGACTTGCTTCATAGTAACTGGGCCATGTTTTACAACATAGTTGATGATCAAACTCTGATCACCCAATGACATTCCAGATTGGATCAATGTTCTAACTGGTAGTGGTTGAGAAGGAGTTGGGACTAATTTAGAATCCGCCAAGCTAAAGACCCTATAACCACCCGGATCGTTCTCCGAATTATAGTCGGTAAGAAGATCATTCTCCAAGAGTTCTGTAAAGATGAACTTTACGAAGTCATGGGGGACACCATTACCACTGTTTCCAAAGATAGTATAATCTTTATCCACGCAACTACGAATTTCCTTAGTTACATCATAGATGGAAAAATTCTCATCCTCGAAACCCTTGATAGCCAAGAGTACTGCTGTTGTTATGTTTATTTGTTTCATTGTAATTCTAGTAGATATTTGATCTTAATTTGTTTTTCGTTATAGACGATTAGCTCATCATTTAGGAATGACGTATTCTTAGGCAATGCCCAACATGAATCATACCCAGATGGTAAGTTAGAGAAGCAATTCGTTGCATAGTATGGTTTACCCATAGCAAAGTCACACACAAACAACCAACCACTATCTCCTTTACCTTGTCCCCATCTTCCAAGACTATAACCTAGGCTCTTAGATGCGGTTTGTGATCCATATACACCATTACCAAATGCCTTACCCGCAATTGCAGCAGTAGATGGAGGACTAGTGAATAGACCAGTTTTCAAAATACTTAGGATGTTCGATTGACCGCTTCCATGCCACACTTCAACGATGTTCTTGTCCTTCTCGACAAAGTTAGCATTGTAATCCACAATGTCAACAGCGTAAATGTGCTTAATTTTCACATGATCGTAATTGTGCATCCTTCTGGTGGACTTTTTATACCAATCAGTGACTTGCTTGATAATCTTTGGGTCTTTCACCATTGCCATATCCAAATTGAACACCTTTTCGAGTGACTTCTTAGTAGAATTACCTTTAGGTTTAGTTGCAAGTTCAACACTATTAGCTAGTGCATCAAGAACGTCTGATTCCTTAGCAACCTGTTCAACATCGGGGAAGATATCTTCATATTGAAGTCCACCCCCTTTAGGTCTAGGGATAATCTTTAGATATTCATCAATCTTCTCATTGAAAGCATCCTTACCATTCTTCTTAATGTTCTTATGGAAGAAGTCCAAGAGTAGTCTAGCATCATCGATACCATCTTGTGTGACAATACCAAGAGGTGTTTGGAATACACCATTATCGAAGCTAATACTTGTAGAGTTAGTGATCTTATGAACATTACTATCCGCAAGTCTCTTAACCAACTGCTTCAAGCTAGGTTCAGATAGCTTAATTTGAGCCAAGGCTAGGTCTGCAAGGGACGACTTGTTAATGACTGTGGGAGTTGCGCCTTCCAACATGACTCTAGCCCTAGAATAGCCCTTCTTCTCCTTAGCCTTAATCTTCTTTTGGAAGAATGCTTCGCTTTGCACTCCATAGTCATGTTTTTGAGGATTTGTAGCCCCAACAACACCATAGGTTGCAATAACAGTCCCATCTTCCATAAGTTCCCCGTCCCAAAACTTGTAAGAGTTCTTCTTAAGATCGGAAAATACCAATCGAACTTTCTCTTTTGATTTACTCATATTAGTAGTATATTCGGGTTTTAATTACCAATCAAACTCTATTATCACGTAAGATGGAATCTCCCCACATTTTGAAATGAACCACTTATCAAGTGCATTAAATTCATATCCCCATTCATCATCATCAAGATCAGAAAGGTATGGATACCTTGCAAAAGACCCATTTTGTATATCCCGATGGTCAGTCCCATTATAATACTCCTTTAAAGCTTCCTTATGTTCCGGGGGCATATCTTGGAACTCAATCACATTTACCTTTTCCATATTAGTAGTATATTCGGGTTTTAATCACTTAAATATGTTGAGTGCGGTTTGAGAGGGGTAAAATTTTCTTTAAGACCCTTGAAAGTATTACCTGTTTCATTAGGGAAATAATTGAATATGTTCCAACCTCTCAAATCGACCACACACTTTTCCCACATGAAATGACATATTCTAACATTCCCCCAAACATTAACATAAGTCCAAAAGAAACATGTATGTTTCTCCTTTAGGAATTCTGAAAGAACACAGGTTGTCTTCCCTCTATTCAAATCTCCGGCAAACATACAAACTTTTCTGTCATCGGGTTGTTCCATGATCCATTTCTCAACATCGTCTATAGTGTATTTCATATTAGTAGTATAATCGGGTTTTAATCAATGTAACTCTCAATAGCGATTCTAATAATCTTATCGTCGATCACCTTATCATCAAGTTTTTGGAAAGCGTATGGAATCATCCATCCAGACCACTGAGTAGTAATTGCTAATGCTTGCTCTTTGCGAGTATCATACTTAGAAATGTATCTCTCAATCTCTAGGTCGATAATAGTGCGAGTATGCACCACCTTACCATAAGCCTCTGTAACTTGACCAATGTAGTCCTTACACTTTTCTGCAATTTCAAAGTCCAAGGTGTTCTCTATGTAATTATAGAAATCCTTCTCTTCAATAAATTTAGGAGATGCCATGAACACATCTAATACTTGCTTAACACCTTTGATACCAGTAGCAAGCTTATGTAGCTCACAGTATAGATCGGCTTTGATCTTCTTAAGAGTTTGTCCATCAGGAGAGTATAGAACTACACCTTCCTTACCAACCCATGCTTCTACATCAAGCATACACTCTTCGATAGTGTCGTAGTTATACTTCTTAGGACGAGAAACCCCATATATAAGTGCTATTGCATCTAAATGTTCCTGATCAAAGTATATACAATCACTATTCGAAACCACACCGACTAATGTAAGTGTTGGTTCCTCATGCTCCCTTAGAACAATAATATTTGCAGGTGTAGTCCACTCATATAATATTGAACAATTCTCACCAAAAGAGCTATCTTTAAATGCATTTGGATACTTCTTCATAAGAGTATCAATCTCATGACCATTATCCAGTTGACGAGCATCAACAGTTCCTCTGGTCCTACAGATAAGTTCCCCTTTATATCTAGATACGATCAATAGAGAACCATCCAACTTATGTCTAGCCTCAATAGGCCATGATCCATCCCAAGGTTGGAAATCAGGACGTTCTCCAAAGTTTGTAAACTTACCAAACCCTTGTGATACCACAAAGTTATCGGATTGTCTAACGATACAAGAGCGGAATCTGAAGTTATCATCAAACCACTTAGTCCCCATATCTTCTGGGTTAATGAGCCAACAAGGATCACCTCCTACAATACATTCCTTGTATTTAAATTCTTCTTTATTTGGTAGAGTTAGCATGGTATTTATTTCTGCATTTTTCACAGAGTTCCTTGGTTAATTTATAGAAGTCCTTATTCGATCCATTATACATTGAATATGCACATTGAATCCATTCATATCTACTCTTATGAGCATCGTTTCGTTCCTTTGCAATAATACGAATAATCTCAGTCTTGGATAGACCCTTTAGGTCTGTGACTGTTATATCTTTACAATTCATCGGGTTTGCGTTGTTTGGCAGTATCGCCAGTTCGCTTAAGTATTACATGTCTTTGTCGAGCTATATCACTCTGTCCAATTTCCTCCAAATCATCATCTAGAAGTATAACACTTCTAAAGTCTACACATGATGTATCCTCTTCGAATGTGAATGCAGGTAGATCTGTGTTAGGGTTAACCGTAATACCTTTAATGGTATTAATTTTAGATTTACTTTTGAATGGTTTGGGTTCTTTACCCCTCTTACGTGTTTTCTTACACTTAAGACCAATCATGTATTTCGTATTCATACCCAGAGTATACTCGGGTTTTAATTAACGACCTTTCTTAGCAGCCTCTTGTCGAATCTTCTTAGCTTCCTTCTTATTTGGAACATGCTCTCTAGTAGATAGAACTTTCTTAAGTTTCGCTAAGTATTCATCATACTTTTCCAACAATATTTGATCTTGCACCGCAGCAACCTTATGTTGTGTTAAAGTGTCTTCAAGAGACTCTACAACCTTCGCATTAAGAACAGCACCATCATTTGTAAATTGTCTATAGGCACGAACATCATTTAGAATTGACATTACCTGCTTGGTGTGTTTACCTTCTAGTTCTTCTTCTGTGTATGGTTCAACGTTCATATTTTTCTTTTAGTTTGTTAAGTTGTGATCTCTCCTTAATTTCAACCTTCTTCAATTCCTCTTTATCCCAAATAACCTTCCACTCTTCCCACTGCTTAAGTGCTTCTCCATCCTTTTTCTGTCTACGCTTATATGATGCTAGTTCAGATTTATAGTTCACATTCTCCATATCCTCTGTCGTCTGCTTTATGAGAAATATATTATCGGCGCAATCGTAATTACACTCAATTTCAAGAACGTATTCAAACCCTTCCTCAATTGTTAGAGTTTCATAATCATAGATTTGAACTTTAGCAATTCGTGTAGATTCTTTTATAATCTTTTGGGGGATATTACGAGCCGTAGATATTGGTCTACGTTCAGGATGGAAAAAATCTGGGTATATTGTTTTCTTCATATTAACTAAGTTTAAGACTGTTTCTAAGATTCTCTTCTTGACGCTCCAATACAAAGTCTGGAACTCCATGTGTGTTTTCGTTGTCGTGCCTCTTTTCCATAACGATATAAGTAACGTTAAGACCAGCCTTCTCAGCTTGTTTAACGTAATACTTATAATCTTTAGCCTTACAATTGGTGTTAGCGACTACGATATTAGTAACTGTAACATCATGCAAAACTTTGTCAAACTTTGCCATACATGCTCCATGCGCTTCCCCAATCTTATCGGCAACAAAGTTATAGTTACCTTCATCGTCATAGTAATAATCGTCTGCGGTGCAGATAACGGAAGGTTGTGCTATAAGCTTTGCGAACGTGGTCTTACCAGTTCCCGAAACACCTCTAATTATAATTACGTTTCTTTTTTTCATAAATTATCTAGGTTCGATTGTCATAGTGAGGTTCGTTTCAGTGATCTCATACGGCTTATGATGATCCACATCCATAGTATCAACATCAATTTCCCCTTCATCCTTGCGGCATTCAAACCAAATAGAAGCATCTTGTTCTCCTTGGCCCCCATACCAATCAGCAAAAGCCTTAACTTCTGCTATTGTATTGAATCCCTTAATTGTTAGTGTAATTTCTTTCTCCATGTTAGTAGTATATTCGGGTTTTAATTAGGTTTATCGTTCTCCACTTTCTTACATCCCCAACCTTCGGTGCAGACCAACGCTCATTCTTCGCGTGGCTGACCTAAACCGTTAGCCTTAAAATATCGTTGCCAGCAGTCAGCTAATCCTTCGGCGGTGAGTTGGTGGTCGTAGCGTTCCGTGTCGGCGCAAAATTCTGGATAGGCGTTACCTTGGGAGTCTCTAGGGCATCCCGCGCACGTTCCCCATCTTCCAACCCTTGCGAACTGGCGAAAGCCATCCCCTGTTTCTTTCAATGTTTTTTTGGTTTGTTCGGTCATAATAAAATTGGCTAACAATTCGTCGCTGACGAACCTCCTGCGTCGGTCGCAGGACAGTTGGCGTTATCCCCAAGAATGTCTTGGATCATCGCGTCAATGGCGTCGCCCACCTCTCTTTCGTGACTACCCATGTCGCCGCGACTCCATGAGAATACCCAACGCATTAAATCGCATTCGTATTTACCGCTAAAGTCAGCTATATAAATCATCCAAAACTCAGGAAAGTGCTTTTTGAATAGCCGTTTCGCGTCATCTTGGAAGCAGAGTTCGCCTGCTAATTTCAACTGTTCGATTGTAAATTTCATAGTGGATATGGGTTAGATAGACCACTAACTGGACGAGGCAAGAGTGTTGTTGAGATGCGGCTCATTGCCTTTAGTCGCGCCTTATGAAAAGCTTCTTTCTCTGTTCTAGCCTTAACCTCATACCAGTCCACGGCGGGACAATTAGAGGACGAATCGTAAGGGTAATGCACGGTGACGAAGTAGTTTTGATATGGTTTCATATCATCAGTATAGTCGGGTTTTAATTAGTATCTAAGATCTATCATTTCAACCTTAAGTAACGTAGCCCATGACCAGACCATTAGGAATGTGAATGGGTTTCTCATAAGTTGTGTGTTCCATTTAGCGAGATCCTTATAGAAATGCGGCGATGTAGTATAATACCACAACCAACACGGCATTGCGATTAGAGATGCAGGAACAATTATAACCATTGCTATGTATTTCATATCCACAGTATATTCGGGTTTTAATTAAACTAGTATAAAAGGGGTTAGAAAGCAGATCACCAGAACAATCACAGAAAAAGCAATCATACCACCACCCCCAAAGTAGATCGCCATGATCATTGCTAAGATTGCTGGCACACTAAAGCACCCAGCAAAAAGCAACCTATTCTTAGTTTGTTCTTTCATATTATCAGTATAGTCGGGTTTTTTTCAATAAGTTCCGCAAATTCATTTTCCACCTTCCCCAAAGCGTGTTCAGGTGTAACACCATCAACAGAAATACCTAAAGGAATGTAAGTGGCATTGAACCATTCTTTCCCATCAGTATGATGGTATTGCTTAATACCAACCTGATTTTCAATTTCTATAAATTCCGTGGGTTCCGGGTCTAGGATAGTATTATCCTCTACCTTAGTATCATGTCTTTCTCTAGTCTTGGATACCTTCCAGCCAGTGTTAGAGCATATACCACATTCAGAGTATCCACACTTATGTCGAAAGTGGTTATACTTCGACTGCTTTCCGTATGTTTTCATTAATTCTTTCGTATTGGGCGTATATCATTAGATAGATCGTTGAAGAGTTTCGCCGCCCATTCCTCATCACCCCCTTCATATTTCACAATGCCAAGCATCTCCACACGGAAGATTCTTTCGGGGTTAACGCTTAAGGTAAGACGGCGTGTGCCATATTGTAGAGAAGCGTAGACGGTGAACTTTTCACTCATCCAGTCCAACAGTTCACTTACTTTAACTGGTTCTGGTTTCATTATCTCAATTCAATTGTTTTAGGCCAATATAGACCAACTTTAGAACCACTCTTACCAGCCGAACCAATCGTTATATGTAATCCTTGATAACCGCTGTTATCGACAATTCCAAACTTATCCTTAAGCTTGTCAAGTTCTTCGGAATAT